CGTTATAGCTTGCGGTCGCTGCGTCGCCGATATTAGTCGCTAATTCGTTAGGCGCTTTCAGCGTCGCGCCGTCCACCTCGTTAGATGTGACTGTGATATATAACTTTTCGTTGATAGCATCGCCGACCAGAACGCTCGGGCTTCCGTTATTCGGGGAAACGAAAGGCGGGTAGATTGCTGCCGTTGAGCCAGTAATCTCGCTCATAAGCGTGTCACCATCCGTGATACCCGATGCAGGCGTATCAAGAGGGCCACGCCCAACGGAGTAGTATCCGTATTCAACGATATTTCCGGCAGCGTTATACGTTTTGTATACCGTCATCAGGTCGTTAGGAATACTCTGAATGGTGCCACAGATATCGTAAATGCGCTCGTAGGGGCGCGGCTTGTTGTTACGGTCAGTAAGGCTGTTATTCGGGCTTTGGCCTTGCGCGTTGGCGAAGTTTGAACCGGTAGAAGGCTGCGGGCTAACCAGCTTCAGAATCTGCTTAGTGATGCCCAGCGGGTCGACGAAGATTTTAAACAGGCCACTGTCCATGAAATTACCGCCGCCTGCGCTCTCGATGATATGGAAAACATCGTCGTGTTGCGCCTGCGCCAGCGTGTCGAAATCTTCAGTTACTTTGTTGTCTTCGCCAATCTCGCCCAGATAAATCTCAAAAGGCGTACCGTCCGGAATTGTCTGAGTGACAAAAATCATCGGATTATCGCGATAGTGCTTAACGTCGAATCCGCCGTCGGCGTTTCGCGTATAGAATTTAATTAGCGCCAAAATTCGACCTCTGCGTATCGGGGTAGCAAGTCAGTTAATCTGTCAAGTCTAACTTGTTTTGCCTCAAGCGAACAGTGACTGACATAACCGTCGTAATATACACCCGCGTGCCAGACAATCCGGGAACCTAACTTCTCGCCAAGTAGCACAGCGTCGAAGTTCTGCGGGGTCTGCTGCCGTGATAGCCCTTTGCTGTCTGCGTGGCCGTTGGCAAACGCATCATTAATCTGGCGCGGGCTGATTACATCGAACTCGGGGGTGTACAGCCCCGCGTCGGTGCGCACGTTCCGAACATGCATCCAGCAGTTTCGACGACGGAAATCATACGGCAGCCCCGTATAAGAGGAAATATTCATGCCAGGATTCCACGGATAAGCGGAACTAATTCAGGTGTTAACAGCAAACCGGTTGAGCGCTGGTTAAGGCGCGGCACACCGACATCGGCGGTGAATACGCCTTTGTTCTGTGACAGAGATTGCAGGTCATACTGCACAGGCCCCTTGCAGGGGTAGGATAAATCTGTACTCACAAACGCGCGGAACGTGAATACAGGCCACTCTTTATTACCCAGCGGAATGCGCGACATTTCATCGTCCAGGGTGTTTCCGATGTCTGGTAGAGTGAATGCCGCCTGCTGGTCCATATCGTTATTGTTACCCGCGTCTTTCACTTCCATAGCGTAAGGCTCGAAGGTAACAACCTCGCCCGTCTCAAGTGTTGCCGTGAGTGGCGAGAGTCCGAGCACTAACAAATAACGCTGGGTAAGCAGCGGGTGGGTTATCTCGACGGTTACATAGTCGCTCTGGCCTTCCGGGTTGGAGGCCAGTTTCAACTTGTACGCGGCAATTACTGATTCGAGGCTCATTATTCAGTATCCCATGCCTGAAGTAATTGAAGATGGCCGTTAGGGCAAAGAGTGCCCGCGTATGGGATTGTTTCATCTATGGCGGTAGATTGACCTGCTGGGGTGTAAACCCTTCTGATTCTCTTAATGTTGGACATTGTGGTGGTGAAACTGTCTGGCTGGCGCGTTACCGCGGCGCTAGCCGTGGGGATGTAGCTGGACGGCAGCGACCCGGCTTCAGATTGAAAGCCCCAGATAAAGAACCCGGAAATGCCATCCCCGACCGTGGTTGGTCTGCGACCATCGGTTAGGGAGTCGCAAAATCCAACTATTGCATTACATCCGCCAGTCATATTGCCAGTAATAGGCGTTGACACTTGGCAGCGATACCAGCCATTACCGATTGGTACTATACGGATGCTTGCTGCGTTGCCGGAGGTGCCACCAGTATTTAAATCAAAATTAGCATAGGCGCTGGACACCCCGGTTGCGCCTCCGAACCAACATATTTGTAAAATGCTTTTCTCGCCAGCTTTCGCATAAATAGACGATGAAACCGAGCCACCAACTGACAGGCCGGTGTATGCATTACCAATTTCATGCTGAGCACTTCCGACGTTGGCGATGATTTTGCTGCCAGTGAGCGCCCCATCTGGGGCCGCAACCACATTAGAAGAAATAGTGACGGGGACCTTTGACCAGGCGGCATTACTGAAATCCTGTGAATAATCCAGCAGGTTAATGCCAGCACCCTCAATCAGCAACCCCTTATCTTCAAACCGTGGCTCATTGACCGCAGCGTATTTCAGCACGCCATCGTCGATATAAGTTGCCGTAGATGCGCGAGTTAGGGACAATCCTGCGTCTAACACATGAAGTTCATGATTAAAATCAATGATAGGGAAGTCGCCCCAGATGCGCGGGAAATGCGTCTGGTCATAAGCGTAGGTCGCAAGGAAATAGCCAAGCCCATCGCCGTAGCAGCCGTACAAGTCAGGCAGGTTAGCCGTTAAGCATGTATCTTCCTGAATCGCGGTGCGTTCGGCAGTGACCGTAAACGTGATAGTCCAGTTCTTCCCGTCTTGGCTGTCAATATTCATCGTGCCACTGGTAATCAGCACCTGATGTACTTGCAAACCAAGGCCACTATCAAGAATCATATTAAAGGAATCAGCGCCCCCGTGGATGTTATTCAGAAAGGACTGAAACACTTGATTGCCGAGGGCAGACGTAACCAGTGTTACGTTGATTGGTACAGGTTCAAAATATGTGTCTCTACCCTGTCGCGGAACTCCTCCCTGGAGTGCCACGCGCCAGATATTGGACCCACGTGAGTAGCTATACCCTTTTGAAACTATCGGCTTCAGTGACGCGGGAAAATATAAATCGCCCATAATTAGAATCCTGGTTGTGCCCGCGTCGCGCGGCGCGTTTTGCTGATGTCACTGTTACTGTCAGCAAGAGCACCAGTAACGTATTCGTTAATGATAACACGTAAGCGCCCCTCGTCGTCACGCTCCGTCTGCGCGCTGTCTACGCGTCCGGTTGTGTTGTTCACGATGACTACGCTGTCGCCGCCTTTCTTATTGGCAGAGTCCTCGCCCATCATCTGGCGCATCTGCTGCGCCGTACGAACACGGGAGGCACCGGCAGGCATGATAACCTCTGGTTTGCCGCGTTCGGCGATGGTGGATGCCTGGCCTGCGGCTAGCTGACCGCCTTGTTCACGCGCAGAACGAATCTTCGCAACGTTAGCCAGACCCGCAGCAACGGCAGCGCCCGCGGCTATTGGACCTAATACCCAACCAACAACAGGTATCGCCGATGCGGATTGATATGCAGCGACTGCGGACTGATACGTGTTCATAATAGCGTTGGCAATGGCGAAGGCTTTATACATCTTGTTGCCTTCACCCAGCGCGCTACGCAGGTCGTCGGTAGTCTGGCCCAGCATGTTGGCATAAGAGTCGCGGCGTTTCTTGTTGTAATTCCCTGCGATAGCAACTAAAGACGCCTGGTACTCGTTTTCGTCGATACGTCCGAGGTCACGATACTTCTTGGCAACTTCTTCTTTTTGCTTCTGCTGGATGTCGTACAGCTCCAGCTCTTGTGCATTCTGGCCCATAATTTGCGCCAGGAAATCGTCACCTTTTTGGGCTTCTTCCTGTTGCTTCTTGTCTCTATTGGCGAGTTCTTCTCGGCGGGCGGTATCGGCGTCCAGTTGAATCTTGGTTTTTGTCGCTTCATACTCACCTGCCTTTAACGCCCCTTCTTTCTGTAGCTCAGCAAGACGGTCGAGTTTCTGCCGTTCTGTCTCCGTGATAGTGGCAATTTCGTCCGCGCCTTGACGTTTGACGCCGTCGATAAAGGTTTCAGCGGATTTGCGCTGCCGTTGGGCTTCGTTTTCTTCTCGCTTGGCTTGTGCTGCGGCCCGGTTATCTGTCTGACGATTTACAACGTCAGTTTTCTTTTGCTCTGTGGCGTTAATCCGGGAAATGTCTTGCTGCGCTTCGATATCACGGGCCGCGTTGTACGCATCAATCTGCTGTTTAGTTACGTCTTTTCTTTGCGAAAAAGCTTTTTTATCTTCCTCTGCCTGGGCTTTTACTCGCTGCCTGTCGCTAAGGACAGCGATTTGTTGGTTCTTAATTATCTGCGCCGTCTGGTTCTGGTATGCCGTGCTCGTCGTATTAACATTTTTACCGAGATTTTTTTGGGCTTCGGACGCCGCGTTAGCCGATTTCTCAGCATTCTCCAGCGCAGTGGCGTTGTTGTTGGCGTTGGTGGTCAGATTTATTAGTTCTGGGTTTAGGTTGTTGGTACTGTTCAGCCAGGCCGTGAAAACATCTGCAATACGTCTGGCATTCTCCGCCGTCGGTTGCTTATTAAAAGCGCTCTGCGCCGAAATCATATCCAGTGCAGCGTCGCGGTTAACCCCATACTTTTCGGACAAAAGCCCAATGTTTTGTTGGAGCATATTAACGCCAACTATATTCCCCTCGTAAGTCCCGCCTAATTTATCGAGGGTGTCACCGACATCAAGCCCCTTATTTATCAGGGAATCATATTGGCTGATAGCCGCCGATGTCGGG